AATTTACCTTTTTGTGAAAATTTTTATGGTTTTTTATCTTTGCAACAGAATAAATTTAAGGAGATTAAAATATGGAAGGTATTGGATTGGATAATATGCTTGGTGCAGAGGAAGTAGACAAGCTTTTCTCAGAACAGGCAGAACCTGCTGAAGAGACAGCAGGAGTAGAGGGCAAAGATGAAAATCAGCCCGCAGAAAATAGTGAGACAGATGAAACTGCTGAGGTAGATTTCTCAGATTTACTGGGCAATGTATCAGAGAGCGTAGGCAGTGAGGAGAATACAAAGGGAACTGGGGATACACCTGAGTTAACTAATGACTCTGGTACTCCGCAAACAAATCTCTTCTCTTCCATTGCCAAGGCATTAAGAGACGAAGGTGTTTTCCCTGACCTTTCTGATGATTCTCTGGGCGAGGTAAAAGATGCAGCTACCCTGAGGCAGATGTTTGACAATGAGGTTGCCAAAGCCTTGGATGAAAGACAGCGCAGGATAGAAGAAGCCCTGAATGGTGGTGCAGCTCCAGAAGAAGTACAGGCTTACCAGCAGGCTCTCAATGTAGCACAGTTCCTTGATAGGAAAGACACCTATGAAACCCTCACAGCTGAGGGAGAGGAAGGAGAGAAACTCCGCAAGCAGGTGATGTATCAGGACTATGTGAACAGAGGCTTCAAGCATGAGAAGGCCATAAAGATGGTTGAAAAGAGCCTTGATGATGGTACTGACATTGAGGATGCCAAGGAAGCATACGAAAGCTGTAAGGAGTTCTACAAGGAACAAGTGGACAGCTATCAGAAGGAGCTTGAAGACCGCAAGAAACAGCAGAAGGCAAGTGAGCAGAAACAGTATGACAGCCTGAAGAAACATATTCTGGATACAGAGAGTTTCTATGATGGAGTCAAGGTGGATAAGCAGACACGCCAAAAGGCTTATGACAGCATTACCAAGCCAGTGTACAGAGATGATGCAGGAAACTACATTACTGCTCTTCAGAAATACCAGCGTGAGAATCCCATAGAATTCATGGAGAATGTGGCACTGCTGTTTGCTCTGACAGACAACTTCAAGAATGTGGACAAGCTGGCTGGCTCAAAGGCCAAGGCAAAGATTAAGAGCAGTTTTGACGAGGTTGCCAATATCCTTAATAACTCAAGGAGGAATGGTGACGGAACCTTAAACCTGGCAAACAGTGCTCCTGACACCTCAGGAAGAGAAGGCTGGGAATTAGCTATATAAAATTAAACTAGATATAACAGGGAAAACATTTTTAACGATTAATTATTTTTGATTATGGCAGGACAAATTGGAAAATTTACGATGCAGCATTTTACTGCTTGGGCACCCAACATTACCAAGAAGACCCATATCAATAGTATTTTCGGCACCCAGACCCAGAAGGTCAACAATATGTGGGTACAGCTGATGGCTTATGAGCAGGGTAAGACTCTTGACACTATGTTGAACAGCCTTCCTGTGAAGGAATTTGAGAACGGTGAAGAGTATATCTGGAATGTTACAGGTTCTACAGAGCGTGTAATTCCTCTGGTAGAGTGCCGTGATGAGGATGGCATTGTTGTTGATGCTAATTACACCACTACTTATAGTAAGAATGTAGGTGTAGGCACACAGCCTTTCTATCTGGTGTTTGATGAGCACTGGTTCTTTGATGGTGAGACCATTGAAGGTAATCTCGGTAACAGGTATCCTTTGCGTATTCTGGGTGATGCCCGTGAAGAGGGTACTCGCTATGTGTACAAGGTAGAGACTATGGGTGGTATCACTGATGGTGTACCTGCAGAGAGGCTTCTTGCTGGTGAGCAGTTCTCTTATGGTGCTGCCTTTGTAGAGCGTGGTCTTTCTAGGAAGGTTGGTGGTATCCGCCATGCTATTCCTGCAACTCTGAGAAATGAGTGGTCAATGATTCGTATTCACCACAAGGTATCTGGTGATATGATGGATGACAAGCTGGCAATTGCTGTTCCCGTGAATAAGGGTGGTGGTGCTAAGCCTACTCCAGTAAATGCTTGGATGCTGAATGTGGACTTTGAGCTTGAGAAGACCTTCAACAACTATAAGAACTATGCTCATGCTTGGGGTCGCAGTAACCGTAATAAGAATGGTGAGTATCTGAACTTTGGTAAGTCAGGAGATGTCATCAAGACTGGTGATGCTCTCTATGCTCAGATTGAGAATGGTGGTAACATCATGTACTACAATGACTTCTCACTGAAGGCTGTTGAGGATGCTCTGTACTATCTGTTTGCAGGTAAGACAGACTTCAACAAGCGTCATGTGGTAATGAGGACTGGTGAGCGTGGTGGTGCTAAGTTCCAGAAGGCAGCTCTTGCTCAGGGTTCTGGCTGGGTAGCCAACATGGATGTTGATGCTGTTAGCCTTGGCCTGATGAAGAAGGCAAACAATGGTGGTCTCTCAGTAGCTGCTCCTCAGGTATTTGAGTACATTGCTCCTATGGGCATCAAGATTACTCTTGAAATTGACCAGACTAAGGACAACATCAATGCCAGTGGTATTAAGCTGACTCATCCTGAAGGTGGTCTTGTAAGCTCTTACATCTTTGATATCCTTGACCTGGGTACAGGTGTTGAGCCCAACATCCAGAAGTGTAAGATTAAGGGACATCCAGATGAGTGGCGTGGCTATGAAGCTGGTATGCGTAACCCCTTCACTGGTGCTTGGAACAATGACCACATGAGCAATGATGAAGATGCTGCTGTAATCCACAAGATGGCAGACATCGGTATTGTTGTCTGGGATCCAACTAGGACTGTAAGGATTATGCCCGATATCCTTGAGTACTAATATGTTGAGATGAGGGGTAGGGTGGAACTGACACACCCTCCCCAAATCTCTTTTTAAGACCAACATTAAAAATCAATATATAAAAATGGAAGAGAAGATGGAAAACATGAAGAATTGCCTTCGCAATGAGAGAGTAATAGTAAGGAAGCTTCCCAAGAAGACAGGGTTGGTACAGGATTCCAATCACATTATGGGAGATGGTATGCATGAAAATGCATTCCGTACTTACTGTGTTCCTAAGCTGCAGAAGAGCAACAACTTTGTGAATGTCCTCACTAACGAGGAAAAAGATTGCCTTGAAAAGGCTATGGGTCTTGAGCCCAATGCCCTGAGTGTCTATAAGCAGCCAGCAGAGACAAACTTCTGGAGTACTGCCAATCCCACAGGCTTGGGTTCAGTAACCCTTCACAAGAGAGACAATATCTTTGATTTGTCAAAGCCCATAGACTATGCATCAGTGAAGATTTTGCTGGCCAACAAAGACAAGATTTGCCCTTCTTGGGAAGAGTGGGAAACAAGGCCCAAGGAAACCTATGAGTTTGTAATACTCAGGGAGAATCAAGAGAACCAGCTTACACAGAGCAATACTGATGTAACTATTCAGGCAGTGATGAAGCTTGGTAAGATTGGTGAAGACTACGATGTCCTTAAACTGGTTGTAGAGACCATGATGGGCAAGAAATATGCAGACAAGACAACTAAGGAATGGCTTCAGACACAGGCTCTTGACATGATTAAGAGTACTCCGAAGAATGCGAGGATGTTCCTCAGCATTGTGGAAGATGACAGCCTTGACACCAAGGTAATTATCCGCAAGGCTATCAGTAAGGGACTTATTGCTGACAGAGGTGGCTTCTTATATCTGAAGGAAGGCAATCAGCCTATGTGTGGCAATGGTGAAGACCCAACAGTCAATGTTGCTGCCAAGTGGCTTGGCAAGCCCAAGAATCAGGAAGTGCTGTTCAGTCTGCAGGCTAAGCTGAAAGAAAAATAACTTGGTGGTGGATAGGACCCTCACCTACTAAGAAATAAAGCAAATATGAAGAGTTGGACAGTATATGAGCACATATCGCCTTCTGGTAAGGTTTACGTTGGGATAACCTGCCAGAGTCCAAATAGGCGTTGGAAGGGAGGCTCTGGCTATAATAGAAGAGATGGCCACCAACGTAAATTTGGTAATGCTGTTCAAAAATATGGCTGGGGTAAAATTAAGCATGGAATTTTGGCTGGAGGGCTTAAAAAAGAAATGGCGTTGT